ATCCAAGGAGAGTCACGCGAAGAAAATCTACCTGCACATTACTGACGGTGAACCTAATGAGTTTCAAAACGACAACTTCACCGGAGTGGAGTTGATGAAAGAGGCGCATGAGTATGCCGCTGGGGCCAAGGTTCACATGATCGGTGTCGGCATCGGTGGGGTGAGGGTGCATCACTTGTTCCCCGACAGCATCGAGGTCAGAGGCAGTGATGCCTATGGCCCTGTGATTCGCAAGCTGGCGAAGTTGGTAGCACAGGAGGCAGGCCATGCAGCGCACTTCAAGAGAGCTTCTTGAAGAGAAGCTGGCCCGGCGCTGGCGTAAGAAGCAGTCGCTGACCATACCAAGCTGGTGGCATAGGCTGGCACCGGGACGAGGGCCAAGGTTCTGGCACCTCATCGAAGCCATGCGGAGGGAGTCGGGCATCAAGCGAGACGACACCTCCGCCATGGGATTTTTAATTGACACACTAAACAGGAGAGCAACATGAGTATCAACGACATCGCAAAGCAACTCGCAAAGCAATACGGCGGAGACATCCTTGGCCTCAAGCCCAAGGCACCTGAGCCGGTAGTGCGGGAGTCACTGGAGGCGACCCGGTATGCCCGCCCCAGTGACTACCCAAGGCCAGCGTCGAGCTACCACAACACCCTGTCTGCTGCCATCCCCATACCCAAGCGGCCCACGGTTCGCTTCGGTTCATTCACGGAGCAAGAGATCGACGAGATGTTCTCTATCCCTGTGAAGAAGAGCTGGACGTTCCAAGATTACCTGGAGGTCATTGGCCTGCCGCGCGACCTGCACAAGACAAAGGACGTGCTGATGTACCAAGCGGCTGAGAGTGCCTTTCTGATCAAGAAGCAACAAGCCCACAGAGGGTAATACCATCGTTCCCCCTTGTGAATTACCTTAACTTACAAGGGGGTAGTGATTTGTATCAGTGCCATAGTAAGTAATTAGCACTGATAATAAGCAATAAAAACAACCAATCACGGAGACAACTGCACCCCCCTTGACCCTTGGGGAGCTGGTTTTAATTAATCAAACTCACTGAGAAACCTCATGACAAAAAACACCATTGAACAAAACATAGCTCTCATATTTTTGCGTCTCGATAGCCTCGAAAAGATGTTGGCCGCAACCAATAAGGCTGACCTAAAGCCTTCTGGAAACTCCATACTCAAAGAAAAATTAGATCGCCTTACCATCAAGCGGCACGCCGTACTGACCGCCACTCTCGGCGGCGTGGGCTACGCTGAGATCGCCAAGCTCATGTCTTGCGATGAGACCACTGTGAAACTTCACCTCAAGGCAGCACTGAATCTATTGGAGGTATCCAATCGGAGTGCGCTACTTGTGTCGCACAAAGATGTGCTCGACTCCATTCCTGAGCTGGAGTATGAGTCGCGCTACCACCTCTCCAAGCGCTGGTGGCTTGAGCAGAAGCCCGGCCTGATGGATGTGCTCAAGCCCAATAAGCCCCATGCTAACCAGCACACGAAAGTTACCCCATGAAAATCGAAGACCTCTTGACGCATTACCACGCAGTCAAGTCGTTGCACGCCCCGATCCCTGCGTCACTGGCTGACAAGCTCACCCACCTGAGCCGGGTGTTCGGCCCGCTGGAGGCCGACACCACCGGCAGCGCCCTCGTCCGTGCGGCGACCACTGCATGGCCCAAGGCTGCACCCGGCACCATCAAGCGCTACCTCGTCCAACTCCGGGCCGTGATGTCACGCGCCCTCAAAGACGGCCTCATTGACCGCCAGCCCGTCATTGATGTGCCGTATGTGCATGACGTGGTGTACGTCGATGTGTCCACGGCAGAAGTCAAGCTGCTGCTGACCTACATCAAGTGGACGGAGGCGGGATGGTATCCACTCGCCCTCGTACTGGCCCACACCGGAGCACGACTCGGAGAAGCTATGGCGCTGACGCCTGACAGCTTCACCAGGCACGGCACCCGCATCGCCAAGCCGACAAGCAGGCGTAGCAAGACGGTGGATCGTGTGATCCCTTACACCGCTTGTCTTCTCCAAGCAGTTGCTTCCGGTGTTATCTTTAGCAACGAGCGGCTTGTGCCACCCGGTATTGCTGATGCCTCGGTCTCGACCTGCCTTGGGCGCGTGCTCGACGAGGCCACGAAGGCGATAGGGCTGCCACCCATGCGAGTGCATGACCTACGCCATGCCTTCGCCGGTATGCTGGCGGAGAACGGGGCTGACATCGCTGACCTGGTGACTGCGCTCGGCCACTCCAGTACCTCGATGTCCATGAGGTATCGAGGTCTGATCAAGGGCAGACTCAACACCATCATGTCGGCTATTTAGCCCGCGCAGCCTTCAGCAACTTGGCCGCTGCCGCTTTAGCAGTAGCCGCCTTCACCTTCAGCGCCTTCACCTTCTCCCGCGCCTTGACCCGCAGCTCAGCGCCCCGCGCACGCTTGACCTCGGAGCGGTAGCGCCGCAGCAGAGACGATGGTGTCTTGTACTTGCCTCGCCTGCCGCCGCACATCATGTTCAGACAGTAGGGGTTTGCCAGTGACTCGTGCGTGACCAGCTCCTCCTCCGCCGTGTATGCCTCATCCTCCGTATCGAAGGTGGCAATGACATGGGTGAGCCACGTCTCAGGCTCGTAGCCAGCCCACGTCAGGCTCAGGTTGTACCTGATGCCCGAGCCGGTGTACTGGCCAGCCATGATCTTGGCTGTCATGCCCTTCCCTTGATAAAAGTGACCGCTGGGGTGAGCAGTACGGTAGATGCACCATGGCCCCGTCATAAGTCATCTCCCACGATGACGCCCAGTACACCGTTAGCACATGCCTGCGCCAGTGCCAGCGCAAACTTCTCTGTCGCCTCGTCGCATGATGCCGCCTCTGCATTCCAGATACAGCCGCCGTCTTCATCGCTTACAGAAACAACCCTCACCACGTCATTATTCATCGTAGTGACAGTGGTGATGGAGTAGTTGATACCCAGCTCAATATTGATATTTTTAACAGTTGACATTACTTATTCCCTTAGATTGCTTCTTTTAGCCAATTTGTAACAGTTGGCTGTGATACGCCGATAGTAGCGGAGATGTCCACTGTTGACATTCCGCGCCGAGAAAGAGTCACTGACTTTTGTAGTGGCGTCATGCTGTTGACCACGCGCCACGCGCCAGTGACTGTGCTCTCGACCATGCCGGTGTACGTGGTGATGTGGTTGTCGGTAGCTTTACGCATCTTCCCGAAGCTCACTTCAAACACCATCTTGATCACCTCGTTTGGCTCCAACATCCGTGTCAGGTACGACCATGCAGTCATCGTCGCGCCAGCAGAGTCAGCGACTGATGTCGTTGAGTCCGGCATCGCAGCTTCCCGCTTGGCTTGATCGAGATCGACGACCACCTTGGTCACGATGATCTGCACATCCAAGTCCTTGAGCTGCGCTGTGCTGCCAGCCTCACGGCCGTGACCTTGCAAGTTGGGCTTGTTGCGGTGGTGCACAAGGATGATCGACATGCCGTTGTTGCGGCAGGCCAAAGCGAGCTGGTTCACCTTCACCCAGCTCTGCGGAGAGTTTTCCTCCATGCCCTGCCACGCCTGACGTACCGTATCAACGACCACGAGCTGGGGCTTAACTTCATTGATGAGTTCCAGCAGTCTGACATTCGCCTCGGCATCATTGAGATTCATCGGATCATCTGCTACGTCAGCGTTCCAGATAATAAGGTTGTCATCCATCGCCCCACTCATGGCACCACACGCTTCTACCCGCTCATTGAGTGTGCCGCTGCTGCCCTCAAAATCGAGATAGAGAGTGCGGAGCTTCTTCGTGATATGACCACTGGAGAATGACTCTCCCCGCGCGGCAGCCCACACAAGATTCAACAACCACAAGCTCTTGCCATGGCCGTTGAAGCCGACGACTTGAATGATGGAAGCCGGAGGGATGTATGGAGTAACCAAGAACTGGGAGTTGCCAGCCATCGCCTTTAGCCTGCCGAGCGTGCCTGGAGTGATCAGCCGGAGTGCATCAGCGCGGCCCTTGCGGGTCTCGTTCTTGCTCTCATAGGCTTCCCGCTTCGCCCACTTCTCCGGGTGATTGCGCCTGTCTGTGCCCACCACAGACGCCAGCACCGTCTCACTCTCCTGAGTCGGGAGGATCGGGTCGAAGAACATGGCTTGATATTCAGCCGAGGATTGCCGCGCACCTGCCTCATCCATATCCGTCGCCACGCACCAACCGATGTACCGCACCAACCACGTGTTGCGGCCGTCACCGTCCCTGAGCTTGCGGCCAAGGGTATCCATGCGCTCCTGAGTCTGCTTCCAGACATCATCGCCGTGGCTCTTTACTGATGCCAAGTTGATGCTGTCGAACGACCACTCCGCCAGCGGTACTGTTTCCTGCTTGGCGCGGATGCCTGGCCACACCGGGAGGGTGGACGCGAAGTTCTCGACCTCCTCCGCTGGGCAGTTGAAGGCATACGAGTGCTGGAACACATCGTTCTTGAACTTGAGGCTAGGAGGAGCCACGACATACCCACCGTCCCCCCGGAGGTCGAGACCATGCACATCCGGCCAGTCCCGGCCCACGCCGCCCACCTTGTTTTGAATCTTTCCTCCGGGGTGCTTAAAGTAAATGTGCTGGCCGCGTGTCGTAGTCACCGTCAGCAGACTGAAGAGGCCCGCCACATTGATAGCGTATGACGTGGCGTCTAGGTTGTCGCAGTCACACACCACAATGCCACTGATAGCCCCTGTTACCACCGCAATACCAAAGGCGGTAGTCAGGCCACCCTTGCCGTCTGGCACGCCGTCCTCGAACCAGCTCGTCACTTCCTCTTCAGTGGGTTGTCGGTCTTGATACTCACGCCAAGAAATCGGGGGGCACTTGTCTGAGAAGCGCAAGGGAATGATCGACCACCCCATGCCAAGGTACTGCATTGCTGCATCCCATGCCGCTTTCTTATAGTCAGCAAAGCCATCTACATCTTCTGCCATGTCATGTCCTTTTAAATAATTTGAGCTTCCCGTTGAAGTTGCTTTAATTGTGTCATAGAATTGAGGCATTGATCGCAATAGTAATCAATAAAAGCAATTCATCACTCACACAAGGACGCCATGTCAGACTTAAACGATCCCTCTTATGTAGCCATTCGTGATTTTGTTATCACTGAAGCCGCCCATCAGCAAACCAAAGAAGCCTACACCGCAGCCCGCAAGACCCTGCTGAATCTCCTGCCTAAGCAAATTGGTGAGCACACGCTGGCGGCTGGCGGCTTCACCCTCTCAATCAACTACCCCGAGAAGAACGTCTGGGACGCTGAGCAACTTAACGCTCTCTATGGCAGCGATAAACCCGCCCATGTCAAGCTGGCCTACAGCATTGATATGAACGTGCTGAAGCGCTTGCCCCTTCCTCAACAGCAGGAGCTGGCCCAGTGCTATGAAGTCAAGGCTGGCACCCCTGTCATCGACATTGTGAAGGCGTAACCATGGCATTCAAACCAATGAACACCAAGGACGAGACCACCTCGTTCCGCAAGACCCTACTGTATTCCCTGGCTGGCTGGGGTAAGACCACGCAGGCCAAGCACATGAAGCGCGTTTACGGAAAGGGATTCATCATCAGTGGAGAGGCTGGACTCTCCAGCATTCGCTCGGAGGGCATCGACTACCTGCCATTCACCAGCTTTGACGGCGCAGTGGATGAGGCCAAGGGGGTCTACTCATTCGTCAGCGTCTGCCGCTTGATCGTCTCCAAGGAGTTCAAGGATGCAGGCTACAAGTGGATCATGTTGGACTCACTCACCGAGCTAAGCGACATGGTATTCGCTTGGGCTGATGCCAAGGCGGTAGCCCAAGCAGCCGCCACCGGCAAGAAGCAAAACGGCTTCGAGGTTTGGGGTGACTACAAGGACAAGATGGTCGGCTCATGCAAGTTCA